GTGATTTGGATGGATCGCGACCAGTTATACGAAACATATCCCGATGCCCGCGCCCAGGATGTGATCGACACCTCGTTCACCGATCACGATGCCACGCAGTATGCTGATCGCCCGTCATACATGACCTGGACCGATACGCAGCGCACGCGGTGCCGCGTGGTGCAGTGTCACTGGAGCGAGCGCGGCACCTGGTGGAGCGCGACCTACACGCGCAGCGGCTACCTGGTCGAGCCGCAGCAGTCGCGGTTCAAGGATCGGCACGGCAAGAGCGCCTGCCCGCTGATCCTGCAAAGCAGCTACACCGATCTCGACAACACGCGTTATGGCATGGTCCGTGACCTGATCTCGCCGCAGGACATGATCAACAAGGCCTTCTCCAAGGCCATTCACCAGATGAGCGTGCATCAGGTGATCGCCGAGAAGGGCGCGGTGACGGACGTGGACAAGGCGCGGCGGGAAGTCGCGCGACCGGACGGCTATGTCGAGATCATGCCGGGCATGAAGTTCGAAGTGGCGGACGGCGCCAACATGGCGTCGGGACAGTTCCAGCTGCTCCAGCACGCGGTGCAGGAGATGCAGCTGTCGGGGCCGAATGCGGCGATGAGCGGCACTGATCCGCGCGAGCTCAGCGGGCGCGCTATTCTGGCGCAGCAGGCGGGCGGTGCAACGCAGAACGAGCCGCTGGCCGACAGCCTGCGCATGTGGTCGCGGCGCGTCTACGAGATGTGCTGGATGGCGGCGCGCGAATACTGGACGGCCGGCAAGTGGGTGCGCGTCACGGACGATCTGCAGGACACGCGCTGGGTTGGGATCAACCGGCCGATCACGCTCCAGGACAAGCTGGCGGAAATGCCGATGCAACAGCGCGCGGCCGCGATGCAGCAGTTGCAGATTCAGCCGGGCGATCCGCGGCTGACGCAGGTGGTCGGCATTCAGAACGACATCACCGACCTCGACGTGGACATCACCGTGGCCGAGGGGCAGGACGTGCCGGCGCTCCAGGCCGAGACGTTCCAGACTCTGGTGCAGCTGGCCAGCCTGCAGCCCGGGCTGATACCGGGCGACGTGCTGATCGCGGCCAGCTCGCTGCGCGACAAGGACGCCATTCTGGAGCGCATGAAGCAGCACCAGCAGATGCAGCAGCAGATGGGCGCGCAGGCGGCGCAGCTTCAGACGCAGAAGGTGCAGGCGGGGATACAGAAGGACGCGGGCACCGCGGCGGCGAACTTCGCGCTGGCCAACGAGCGCAAGGTGAATGCGGCGGCCGGCGTGCATGCCATCCACGCGGACTTTAGTGCCGATCCCTACGGCCAGCCGAACGTGGCGCCGGACAATCCGCCAGGGGCAACTGATAACCCCGAGCAGATGACGCCGGATGTGGCGCTCGCTCACCACATCGCCGACCTGGCGCAGAAGCATGCGCAGATCAGGAAGACGCAGGCCGATACGGCGTTGCAGACGATGAAGGCGACGCAGGTGCCGCATCAGATCGGCGAGAATCGGGCGAATACGGTGAACACGCTACACCAGGCGGCGAATACAGCGGTCACCACGAACCGGCTGATGCGCACGCCGATCCCGCAGCCGGGACAAACCACGGGGCCGTAGCCCCTTCACAGGACCACCATGGCAGACAATCCAGCACTGGACTCGTTCCTGGCGACAGGAGCGCAGGGAGAGGCCGCGCAGCCCGCGCAGGAGCCGCCACAGGCGCCCGAGCCGGCCGCCGCACCCGAACCACAGCACGACGCCCAGAAGCCGTCAGAGGCCAAACCTGAGGCGCCGGCGGCCAAGGAGCCGGAGGAGGATGTCCAGCCGGCCAGCGGCGAGGATAACCGCACCGTCGCCTTCAGCGCATTGGAGAAAATCCGCAACGACTGGCGCTCCAAGGCCGCCGCCGCCGAGACTGAGGCCAAGTTGCTCCGCGAGCAGCTCGAGGAGTTCAAGCGCGCCCAGCAGGCGCCCGCACCGCAACCGGCACCGCCGCCGCAGTTCCAGCTGCCGCCGATGCCCGATCCGCAGACCGACCTCTACGGCTATCTGCGCTATCAGGAGGTGGTCCGGCAGCGCGAGCTGCTGAACGAGCGGCTCAATCTCAGCGAGGCGTTCATCACCGACAAGATCGGCGAGGATAAGCTGCGCGAGTATGTCACCGAGTTTAAGCAGCACGCCGACAAAGATCAGTCGTTGTGGGGCAAGCTGTACAACCAGCCGAACCCCTACGGGTGGATGGCGCGCGAGATCGACCGGCTGCGCCAGCGCGCCGAGATCGGCGACGACCCGGCGGCCTATCGCGAGCGCATCATCGCTGCCGAGCGCGCCAAATGGGAGGCAGAAGCGGCGCAGTTGCAACCACAGGCTGGCAACGGCGCCCCGCGTCCATCACCGGTCGCCGGTATGGCGCCAAGTCTCGCCAATGCCCGGAGCGTCGCAGGACGTAGCTCACCGAGCTTCACCGGACCACCACCGCTCGAGGATCTGTTCCCCGGCCATAACCGCCGGGCGCAGCAACAGCGGCACTGATCATGCCACTGGCCGTGCCGTGCCTTCCCGCCGCCGGGGATAACGGGCGTCACGCCTGTAGCTGAGCTCCATCAGCTTCCGCCGCCGCCGGGCGTCTATCCGGGCGTCACGCTGTCACCGAGCTCCATCGGTGTTGTCAACCCGAAACAACCAGCAACACCGATGGAGTGCAGCTAAATGGCTGACATGAATGTCACCCCTGCTAGACAGGGCTTGACTCCGCTTATCTGGGATAGCGATTTCTTCAGCGAATACGTCCGGAGAAATCAGTTCGCCAAGTACATGGGCACCTCGACAGGGTCGCTCATCCAGGTCCGCGAGGATCTGACGCGCAAAGCCGGCGATACCGTTGTGTTCCCCGCCATGCGTCGCCTGGTCGGCGCAGGCGTCACCGGCAACACCATCCTCGAGGGCAACGAGGAAATCCTCAACCTCCGCTCGTTGAACCTCGTGGTCAGTGCCTTCCGGCACGCGGTCGCGGTCAGCGACTGGGACGAGCAGAAGTCGGTGGTCGATCTCAGAGAAGCAGCGCGCGAGGCGCTGATGACCTGGGAACTGGAGAAGATGCGCTCCGATATAATCGCCTCGCTCGGGGCGATGACCGCGGACGGCAACGTGCAGGTCAGCTACGGCGCAGCCACCGCCGCACAGCGCAACACCTGGATGGTGAACAACGCCGACCGCGTGCTGTTCGGCCATCAGAAGGCCAACGCGGTCTCCGGCGTCATGGCCACCGCACTGCTCACCCTAGCCTCGCCAGGCGATCGCATGAGCGCCGCGATCCTGACGCTCGCCAAGCGCATGGCGCGCACCGCCAATCCACGCATCCGGCCGATCACCGTCAACGACGACGAGGAATGGTTCGTCTGCTTCATGCCAAGCCTGGTGTTCCGCGATCTGCTGCTCGACACCACGATCACCAACGCCTTGCAGTACGCGTGGAACCGCGGCAGCGACAACCCGCTGTTTACCGGTGGTGATCTGATCTACGACGGAATAATAATAAGGGAAATCCCCGAGTTGGGCGTGATAACCGGGGCTGGCGCCGGCGGCGTCGACGTGGCCGCCTCGTTCCTGTGCGGCGCGCAGGCACTCGGCTGCGCCTGGGCACAACGCATGAAAAGTACCACAAATACAAGGGACTACGGCTACATGCATGGGGTCCAGACTATTCACTAACCGGCCCCTTCATCCAGCAATGGATGTCGAATAACCGGGTGAACTCAGGGAACCTCTCTCGCAGACAATCCTGAGCCAAGCCGCCGCAAGGCGGAAGGTGCAACGACCAGAGCGAAAGCTCGTAGGGCCAAGCGGCCCGAAGCGCCCGGCACCCCAAGTGGGTGATGATATGGTCTCCTCTGCCGAGCGATCGGTAGCAGCCCGAGAGGGCGGTGTTGGACCAGCGACCCAGCACGAAGATATTGCGGAATCCAAGAAATACGTGGTATTGGCAAGTTAAGGTTTGGTGTCGATCCAACAGTCGACACTA